AAGTAATTACCTAATTTCGGCGTTGGAATAAATTTATTGAAATTTATTTCCAAGCGCCGGAACTGTAATTGCTATTTTTTGAAACCCAAATCAGAAAAATTACGTAAAATCACATTACTAACTTGTTGCAAGGCCTCTATCCTAGCATATATAACATCTGCCTTGACAGTATAATAAACTAAGCTATTAGTATGCCTAGACAAAGCAACCGTTATATGTTCCGACCCATCTTCGATCAGTGGAATATTCTGATATTGTAATCGGATTAATGCCACTGAATGGAAGGTCTCTCCTTGCACCTCATGAACGGTATTGGCTTTGAAACCTCTTTGTATCAATTCCAGTTTCTCATTTTGGGTAAAGGTTAAAACCTTATCCCTCACCAAATTAAAGTTGACTGGATTCATATAACCCTGGCCTGGCAGAAGGACACACTTCATACTGTTATAAACATTAGAAGTAGTTCTAATGGCCCTGTTATAAACCTGATTTAGAAAACTGGTCACATCCATTGGGCAACGCAATGTTATATTACGCTGTTCCACATTATTTACAACCAATTTAGCTAAATCTTGAGGTACGGTGAAATCTGCAACCCTATTGATAAATGGTATCTGCTTTGTATCTCCGAAAATCACCACCTCCTTGGCTTCTGAAAATTTTGCCAGATATGCTATTTCCCCAGGGTGTACCATGAGACCTTCATCTACCCACACTTTGTCGTGAGTAGAGTGGAATTTGTCTATTATGTAAGAATCTATAGTTCTCACATTCTTCTTTGTAGCCTGTTTACCCTGTTGGATGAATCTCACCCTCATGGCCTCAGTAGCAGCTTTTCCCGCACATAATACAAGATCTGTGTTCAAGTCTGCTCTTTCAATTATCTCCTTGGTTTTACCACAGCCCGGTACTCCATCAATCAGAGTGTAAGAGCTAGAAGGCTCATGAAATCCCTCCTTCAGCAGTGTTCTCAACTTGACTACCTCGACGAATAACTTAGTATCTGTGGAAACAGCTACCTTTATAAATTTCGAGTCGAGGATAATTTTAGCTTGTCTTCCCTCAGAATCGCCTTCCCATTGAAGCATTTTGATGACCTTTTCACCAGTACGAGTAAGCGCTACACCCCAAACATTCATACGTTCGCTGGGCATCAGTACCCAACTTTTCTCTACGTTATCCCACAAACCGCATGTTCT